GGCTTGGTCGCGCGCTTCCAGAACCTCTGCGGCCGTGGTTGCCCTAGCAAGCGCAGCCGCCGCTCGCGCGATCAAGCGCGGCAGGTTCTCGATGGGCGCCACCGTAATGCTATCGGAGCTCATGACGCTGCCTCCGGCGCGGAAGCTGCCGCTTCGACCCGATCGAGCCGCTGCAGCAACCGCTTGGTGCTCTCGGCGTGCCAGCGCGCACCCTTCACCGCGGTCGCGACCTTCCTCTGGTTGAGCTCGTGCGCCAGCGCGTTTGCACTGATGTCTGGCCGCGCCCTGCGGATCGCTTCAACCACCGGTGCGATCTTGGCGTCGCGCTCGGCCGCGGCCTGCGCGTTGCGGATGCTCTGCGCGTTGGGTCCGCCGAGCGGCTTTGCGCCAGGACGCTTGCGCGCCGCCGCCAGTGCCGCCTTGGTCCGCTCACCGATGATGCGGCTTTCGAACTCGGCAATCGACGACATGACCTGCAGGATCAGCCGCCCGGTCGCCCCCTTCGGCACCTCGAAATCGCAGAACTCGATGGGCACGTTGCTGTTGAGCAGCGCGCAGAGAAACTGCGTGTTGCGTGCCAGCCGGTCGAGCCGGCTCACGATCAGCGTGGCCTTGTGCTTCTTGCAAGCCACCAGCGCCTTCGCCAATTGCGGGCGCTTGACGCGCCGGCCGCTCTCGACCTCGGTAAACGTCTGCAACAGCCGCCAGCGTCCGCCGTCGAGGTGATCGTCGATGACCTTACGCTGCGCCTCGAGCCCGAGGCCACTCTCCCCCTGCTTCTGCGTGCTGACCCGGCAATAGGCGATGTATTTCCCGAGGTGCGGATCGCCTCCCGGCGTCGGCTCGACCCCCTCGACCGTGTCCCCCATCGCCAGTCTCCCTGTGCCGCCATGCCAACGAAGCTCCATATAGTATAACAGGCCATGGGCATGTAGGCAAGTGTTAAGCGTGAAAATGCAGGAAATTGAGCCTTCCTGGCTTAGAAATCTACAGCCTCTGCCACAATTCGGACACAATCAAAAATCGACACAAACCGCTGCAAAATATGGCTAACTTGCCTACGCTCTTGACACCTGTCGCAATCACCGATAGAGTAGATTGATCGCTACCATTTAAAAGTTGCACTCACAATCGGGATGTGCTCTACTGCCTCCTCCCCCCTCGAAGAGGCCCCCGGCATGCCCAGCATCCCCGCCTTCGCGCTCGATCCCGACGAGAACCCCGGCGAGCCGCTGGAGACGCCCTTCGACGAGGCTTGCCGGCAGCTCGACGATCACAAGACCACCGTATACCGGCTGATCCGCATCGGGGCCCTGCGCTCGTTTCTCGACGACCGGGGCAAGCGTTGGGTGACGACGCGGTCGATCAAACGCCTCCTGCACTACCGGCGCGAGCGCGCCGCCAAGACCTGGCAGCGCAAGCCGAGCAAGCCGGAGCAGCACGTTACTGTGCCGTATCGCCAGTACCGAGAGACACTCTCCAGCAAGCGACGACGCCGGCTGCCGGCGCTGCGCGAGGCGGCAGTGCCCACCGAAAACGATTGAGCCCCGCGCGGTGCCGCCGCGCGGGGCTCAAAAGCTGAAGCTGAGTAAGTGGAGTGACCGCGATGTTCTAGCCTACCCCACACAAACAATCAAGTCAGCAACGCTCAACACGCGAGCGTGCGCGCTCGGCTCGCGAGAGCGCCGAACGAAGAGGAATCAGCATGACACGCCACCGGAAGCAGTTCGATCTGTTCCGCGACGAGTGCTGTGCCGGCGGCGGATACGAATGCCGTCTGGTGCGCTCGGGCAGCGAAGCGATACCCGAGCGGCGGTGCCTCGCTTGCCATGCTGCATCCACGAGCGATGCGAGCGCGTTCGTCCACGTCATGCCTGTCGGGGAGGAGTCGACGCTCTGCATGGTCGTCGGATTCTGTGAGCGTTGCAGCGCGAAGCTCTCCGATGAGGAGCTGCGCATGCTTGCCGAGGCGCACTGTCGCGAGCTGAGATTGCGCGCCACTGCGTGACTGTGAAGCATGCTGCTGAACTAAGCAAACGAGCCCGATAATGCAATTCACCAGAGAACGCTGGCCCTACGGCAAATGGACGACCGGCGACGGGGGTGAGTTTTTATACAACCGCGCCTACGAGCCAATCTGGCAGCGTCGTCCGGGCGGGCAACCGACAGTCGCCAAGCCTTGGAACTGGGTCCACGACATCGTCAAGGATGAGCTTTTCTTCGACGACCGCACCGCGCCCTGGCGCAATCGAGAGGGGCGCGAGCGTTGCTGCGCTGTCCTGAAAGCGTGGGGGCTTCCGGTTCCCGCGGCAGCGCAGATTGTCGACCGCTGGCACGGCGACGTTGTCCGGCATTTGCGGTGGACCGGAGAAGAGCCCACCGCGGAGCTGCTCGCAAGACGCAAGGAAGAGTACCAGCGGCGGCTGCGCGAGTGGCCGCTGCAAACAACGAGCGGCTGCTCGCCGTTCGGCGAGTGGCTGCAGTCACGACGCGCGCACGCCACGCCACGCGGTGATTTTATTCGCGACGCACGCAACGACCGTCGCTTCCCAGTCCGCTGCGCGAACTGGGATGAGCTGCAGTCCTACCTGTGCTCGCGTGGTGCCTGCGATGAGGCCATGCGCGAGGGGCGGCGGCTGTAGCGTGAATATGAAACCGAGAAGGGAAAGAAAGGAACAAACAATGCACTCACGACAACTTGAACCTTTTCACGGCGCGCATGCTACCGAGCCGTCGTGGGAAATTGCCGACACCAGAGCATCGGCGAAAGCCGATTGGAACTGGTTCGCTTGCAATACAAAACTAACCAAACGCTGGCGTAATTCAACAACTGCAGAGCAAATGGTGATCATAGACGACGCGGGTCACACGGCAAGAAACCCAAAAATCGCAACTGTCACCATCGAACGTGTTGGCTCGCAAACATTCATTCGAAATTTCTTCAACGACACGGGCGCGCTCGTCAATCAAAGCCTGGAAACCAGCGAATATGCAGTAGTTGCGGGGGCACCTGAACGCGCCTGTTTCCGTTTTGAAACGCTGGTCGTCGATTATCACGACAAGTGCAAAATTGATCGCGATTATTTCAAAGCTCATCCCGACGTCAAAGAATACGAACGCGATGCTTTTCCAGAAGAGCTAGAGCAGACGCAGCGAGACCTCAAATTAAGCTTTCAACCGCCAAGTGGAAAACCGCGCGTATCCAACCACCCTGCACGGCACATGCGTTTCAACACAGTGGTCTCCATCGACGTTCCGGGCATACCGATCATGGTATTAGACCCAGAAGATAAACAAGGAAACGGATTGTTATAACAACATGCAACACAAACGCCGCCACACCCCCGAGGAGATCGCAACCGCTCTCGTACGCGCCCGCGAACTATACAACACCCGTCCGAATGCCGTGCTCGAAGCAGCCCTCATGTATAGCCAGATCGGCTGGCCGGTCATCCCGTCGCAATTGACCGGCAACACAGACAACGTAGGCAAAAACCCCACGCTCGATAACTGGCAAAACCTGCGCATCACCGATGAAGCACAGATTCAGCAACATTTTCAAAACCAGACAGTAAACGTCGGTGTCCCGACGGGGTCGATCAGCGGTCTGCTCGATTTCAACCTTGAATGTGATGAAGCCATCGAGCTGGCGAAAGAGTGCCTGGCACCTACCGGCACGATCTTTGGGCACGCCAGTGCCCCCAGCTCACACTGGCTTTATCAATGTATCGAGGTCACGCCAAAGACAACGCGCCAATTTACAGACCCGCGCCGCGGCGAAGAGCCGATCCTCGAACTGCGCGCCGACGGTGGCTATCAAACGATACTGCCCGGATCAATTCACGTCCTGAGCGGCGAATGGGTCGAATGGAGCAAGCCGCCCCAGCAGCCTACCAGCGTCCCCTACATCGAGCAGCACACACGCGCGGTCAACCTGGCAACCCGCGTCATGCTCGCCCGCTACTGCCCCGACGCCACGAAACCGGATGTGGTCGACCCAGCAGTGAAACAGCGCCTCGCGCTCTGGCAACGCTGGCAGGAGGAGGTCGAAGGCGCACCCGCTGCCGCGTTCGAGCAGACACAAAAATTCCTCAACACACTGGACAACCGCACCGACAGGTTCACCTACCAGACCTTCGACGACAGCAGAGAAAGAAAAGAAAAGAAACTGACCCGCCCGGGACTGAGGTGCATCCTGCATGGAACATTGGCCGAGAAGCATCAGCAACTGCTGCGCCTCGCGCAAAATGGTGCGGGCATTTTTGTCACCATCAACGCCACGAATTTTAAGGGACGAAAGGGCGAAGACATAACCGAGGTGCGCGCCTACTACGCCGATCTCGATGGCGCACCGCTAACCAACCTGAAACGCCTCAACCTTACCCCGCATATCATCACGGAAACGAGCCCAGGCAGATACGGAGCCTACTGGCTGATCACCGATGCTCCGTTAAGTGCAGAAAAGTTCAAATCGACACAAGAGCGGCTCGCGGAGCTGCTCGATAGCGACCCAACGGTCAAAGATTTACCGCGGGTCACGCGACTGCCGGGTTTTCCACACCAGAAGGAGCTTAGCAGCAGCCCTTTCATGACGCAGATCGTCAGCCTGTCGGAGAGAGACGCATATTCCGATCAGGATTTCCAGCATGCACTGGTCCAAGCGTTTATACCACAAGAACCCCTCGCCTCACGCTCCGAGATAAGAAATACCGCCGCACACATGCAAGGACACGTGGGCCCGCGCAAGCGAGCCGAAACGATCCTCGACGACAAAACGCAAGCAGCACCGAAGAGGCTGCTTAGCACGGCCACAGTAGGCAAACCCCGGGAGAGGCTGCTCGACAATGCCACGATAGGCAAACCCCGGGTCGATCTATCCAAGGGGTACGAAGAGGGCAGGCGCAACAACGAATGCGCGCGGGTCGCAGGATCACTCCTGAGAAAAGGTTACAGCGAGGAGGAAACGCTCGCTAAAGCCCTGGAATGGAACGAGCGCAACGACCCGCCGCTGGACGAAGAGGAGGTGCAAGGGGTCGTACATAGCATCGCCAAGAGCGAAAAGAGAAAGCGGGAAGGGCAACATCAGGAGGCATACACACCAGAGCAGGAGATCAAATACGCTGGAGAAATCCCCCTCACTCCACCCAGGATGCTGATCAAAAAACTGCTCCCGGCAGAGGGGATGGGGTTTCTAGCTGGACAACCCAGTGCCGGCAAAACGTTCATGGCGATCGATCTCGGAATTGCACTCACCACCGCTACCCCGTTTTTTGGCCACCGCATAAAAGAGCAAGTTGGTGTGCTTTATATAGCCGCTGAAGGAGCTGGTGGGATCAATAAGCGGGTCACAGCCGCAATGCTCGCCAAAAAAATAAAAGAACCAATTCCATTCACCTGGATCAAAAAAATTCCAGACTTACAGGCAGAGGAAGGAATCAAAGCCTTCATCGCCGAGCTTCACCGCTATGACAAAGACATGCAGCGCCGGTTCGGCGTACGCCTGGGCCTGATCATCCTGGACACAGTCGCAACCTGCTTCAGTATGCAAGACGAGAATTCAAGCGCAGAGGCAATCAAGATATGTAAAACCATGGAGCGTATCAGCAGAGAAACCGATGTCTTCATCCTGGCGGTTCACCACTACGGCAAGGATGCCCGTGCCGGTCTACGCGGTACGTCAGCGTGGCGCGGCGCATCCGAAACAATATTGAGCCTGACAGCGAACATTGACCCCACCACTGGAGAAGCGGAGCAAAGAAACCTGTCGCTAGCGAGAGCACGTGACGACGCAGAAGGCCCCATCGCGCCCTACAAGGTCGAAATCGTAACACTGATGACAGACGAGGATGGCGACACTGTAACTAGCTGTATCATCAAGCTCGACACGCAATCACGGTTGCCCCCCACAAAAGACGAAAGGAGCAAGAGCAAGAAAACCTTCATGGAAGCCTGCCGATATGCGTTCCTGGACCACAAGGATTTTCGACTGAAAGAAGGAATGCGGCGCCCGGCAGTCGAGCTGAAATACGTCAAGGAGGAATTCGAAGCGCGCTACGTGACCGGAGAGGGTGACCCTGAGAAGCAAAAGCGCGCCACCAAAAGCGCATGGATGCGCGCCCTGGAGCGGCTACCGGGGGGGTGGCTCACCGAGAAGGATTCGGATGGGGACGAGTGGCTGCTCGCCTGAGGCCGACCAGGTTGTATTGAGGTTGCAGGAACACGAACGCGGCGGCGGAAAATTTACCAGGGGGCACGGGCACGGCACGCGGGGTGGGGGACGCCCCGGGGGCCCTTTTAAGAGGGTCCCCCGGGGGCGTATCCACAATACCCAAATTGGGCACGGAAGGGCACGGAATTTCCAAAGTTCCGTGCCCATGCCAAAACTCCCCTTTAATATCAACGCTCCTTGGGCACGGAAAAGGCACGGAATTTTTTGAATTCCGTGCACGTCGGGCACGGCCATGTGCCATGGGCATAACTTGCATTTGCCTTGCAGAAACCCGCATAAAATAAGGGTTTTTCACGGGCACGGAAAAGGCACGGAACCGCGTTTTTTCCGTGCCTTTGGTGTATATACGCTTATAATTATTCTAAACTAGATCAGAAAGCTTTGTGAGCTGGGCATGAAAATTTATTTTGGACTTTTTTAACTAATAAATTTCAAGCAAGAAACCATTTCCGACAGCCTTTTCTATTTTTCTATCATCTGATAGTATCGTTTGTAACTATATACTTATCCTTATTTCATCGATGTATACTTTGCGCCCCTAGTGTGCATCGAGCTGATAAAACACTCTCCGAAAACACAAAAATATTACTAAAGGAATACCTGCGCAATAAAATTGCGCAAAATGCGAGAAACCCGCATGAAATGGGGGTCGTAGAGTACTATGTGGCCAAAAAAGCATATCACTCTGGTACGAGCTACACGTTGTTGCTTTCCAGCAACAAAGCCTGTACAAGCCGCCGCGAGCCCATGCGCACTCTACCCCTGGTTGCAGGCTACGAACGCTGGCGGGCCGCCGGCGGTAAGGCCGGTCCGCCCGCCTGGAGTGGTGGCAGGCCGCGCCGCGAGAAGCCTGCGCGCATCGTCCTCGTGGCGACCCCCGAGGAGCGCCGGCAGGCGGCGCAAAGGGCGCTGGCGGCGCTCGACGAGAGGAGGCAGACTATGCCTGAGTGGTCCCCGTTCATGCATAAAATCTTCGCCGAGCATGCCGCCGCCATGGCGCGCAAGCCGCACCTGGTCGTGTCGCATGAAGAGGAGCGCGCGGATGACCAGGCGCCGCCAGCGCGCGCAAGCGCAGCAGCGCAGTTGACGCTGGTGCACGACGCCGACGCGCTCGCGCGCGATATTGCCAATATCGGCAAGCTCGCCATCGCGCGCATCAAGGAGACGCTGTCGAAGCCGTTCAATCCCGCCGATCCGAACTACCAGGCGTTGTTGCGGTTCTGCTCCGGCGTCTATAATTCAACGATGAATACAATGCTGCGCGCCGACGAGAATCTGCTGCGCGCACGCGCCGTTGACCGGCTGCCCGAGCTGCTTGAGCGCATCGCGCTCGAAGAGAAGAAGCGCAACGCGCGTACGCTCGACCTCGATGACCCGGCTTGACCCCGGCCGCTGCCGGCGCATCAATGCAACGGCATGACCCCCGAGCAGCGTGAGCAGCTGATCCGCAAATTCGCCGATGACCGCGTCATCGCGCATCAAAGCTTGTTCAGCCATCGCCACGGCAGTGAGACACCGCCTTTTCACGACGAGCTGATCGCATTGCTGCACTCACGCGCTTCGCGCGTGCTGGTGATGGGGTTCCGCGGCTCCGGCAAGAGCACGTTGCTCGAGGAGATGATCGTGTTGAGCGCCGCGCTGCGCCTGGTGCGCAACGTGTTGATCATCGGCTCGAGCTTCGAGCGTGCGGTCGATCGGCTGCGCGCGGTCAAGCATGAGATCGCGAGCAACGAGCTGCTGATTGAGCTGTTCAGCGATTTGCGCGGGGCGACGTGGAACGAGGCGCGGGTCGAGCTGTCGAGCGGCGTGTGCCTGCAAGCGTTCGGCAAGGGTCAGGCCCTGCGTGGCGTCAAATTTCTCGATGCGCGGCCTGATTTCTGTTTTTGCGACGACCTCGAGGAGGAAGAGGACGTGCGCACGCCGCAGGCGTGCGCAGCCACACTGCGCTGGTTCATGAGCGAGCTGATGCCCGCGCTCGACCGTAACGCCCGCATCCGCGTCGCCAGCACACCCTTGAATCGCGAGGCGCTGTCGATGTGGTTGAGCCGACAATCCGGCTGGGTCACCAAGGTCTATCCGGTCGAGCACGTCAATCCGCGTACCGGCATGCGCAGCGCGACCTGGCCGGCGCGCTATCCGCTCGCCTGGGTCGACGCCCGCAAGCACGAGTTCGACGCCGCAGGCTTAAGCCACGCCTTCGCGCAGGAGTACTTGTGCGAGCCGGAGGACGTGGCGTCGAAGGTGTTCACTGCCTCGATGCTTCGCATCGAGCCTACGACGCGGTCGTGGGAGGTGAGCTATGTGTTCGTCGACCCAGCGAGGACGACGCATGCGTCATCGTCAGCGACCGGCTGGGCGGTCTGGAGCTGGGTCGGTAGCAAGCTTGTCGTTTGGGACGGCGGCGCCGAGATGTGGCGGCCCGATGAGATCATCGAGCATGTCTTCAGAATCGCCGCTGCGTATCACCCGGTGATACTCGGCATCGAGCGTGACGGGCTCGAGGAGTTCATCATGCAGCCGCTGCGTCACGAGCAGCTACGCCGAGGCCAGCTCATCCCGGTGGCCGGCTATCGCGCACCGCGGGGCAAGCTGTCGTTCATCGCCGCGTTGCAGCCGTTCCTCGCCGCGGGCGAGATCGTCTTTGCTAAAGACATCCCGGCACTGAAAGAATTCCTGTCCTTCCCCACCGGCAAGAACGATTTCATCAATGCGCTCGCCTACGCGCTGCTGATGCGGCCGGGGCAACCGATCTACGAGGACTTCACCCGCGCCCACGTCGCCTGCACGGACCTCGCTGCCGGCAGCGAGTCGCCGGTGTTCCTGTGCCTCAACGCCACCCCTGTCGTGACGACCGCGGTCGCCGTCCAGCTCGCCGGCAAGACGCTCTACATCCTCGCCGACTGGGTGCGCGAGGGCGACCCCGGCACGGCCGTCGCCGAGATCGTGCGCGACGCGGGCATGCGCTTCGGCACGGCGCTGCGGCTGACTGCCCCGGAGCAGCATTTCCGCCCCTACCAGACCGTCGGCCTGGTGGGGGCGGTGCGCCGGCTGCCGGCGGAGCTGCACCGCGGCGGCGACGTCGCCAAGGGGCGCGCCGTGCTGCGTGCGCTGATGAGCCAACAGACGCAGGGCCGACCCCTGCTGCAGGTGAGCCCACAAGCACGCTGGGTCGCCAACGGGCTCGCCGCCGGCTACGCGCGAGCGACCGACGCGCGGGCAGGCGGCGTGCCGGTCGCCGGGGAGGCCAGCGAGGGGGTCTACCGCACCCTGCTGGAAGGGCTGGAGAGTGCTCTCGCACGCACCCTGCCAGCGTCCGGGGAAGAAGAGGACCAGCGGCGCTACGCCGTCACCAGCGATGGCCGCCGGTATTTGACCAGCGCGCCGTTCCTCGCCGAGCCGGCGACAGCGGCGGCGACCAAGGACCAGTGGTGGCGCGGCATGGACGAGGGGTCGCACCGGGTCACGATGCCGCATCGCCCGCTGCGGCGATGACTGTGCCGGTATCGCCAGCCGCACGTTGCTCGCTTGACCAACGGATCGTGATGTCCGCAACTGGCGAAAGCTGACATAAGCCCGAAGAAGGCGGATTCTCGTTATGACCTAGGCCGTGCGAAAACGTATTTCTCTCCGAAAAACTGCACGCAACCGGTGGCGGTCCAGGTCGACACGACCCTTTGAGCATGTT